TTCTAGAACATTCATGTATGAGTGTAACTTAGGTGTTTCTCTTAGAGGTACAAGATAGTCATCGTTGGTGTAAAGGGCATGACCCACTTCGTGACCAACTAACATATCTTCAATTTCGGGAGTCATATCTTTCCACATCGGCAAAGTCAGGATACGACTCTTGATGTCAAAAGATGCAGTGCGAGTTCTGGCACGAATGACTGAAAGATTTTCAGTTGCCAGCAATCTTGCGGAGAGATCAGTTGCTTTCATTTCCATTATTTATTCTCCAAACGCTAATTCAAATTCGAATTCAGTCAACAGTGCTTCGATCTGTGCACGATTAGCCAATTTTACAGGAAGGATGGCTTCAAACACGCATTCTTCTTCGATACCATAACCATGACACAAACATGCTAATTCAAAGTCATCAAAGCCAGCCCATTGATTTTCCATAGTTTTCTCCATAATATAACGACTATTATACACCAGTCATTAATTAAAGACAACATTTATTTTTACCCCGAATCTACAGGGCTTGGAAAGGAGTGCTTACTTACTTAGTTGCAATAATGGAAAAATCATTGCGTTTTTCAAACCTAATGACAGATCTGAACTTGTCAAACAACTGGTCACCCTTATGAGAAATAACAAAGATGTTCGTGTTCTCTCCGAATTGATTCATGAGGTTGAGGAAGTAATCTGTTCCTGCTGTGTCCAAAGATGAATCAAAGATCTCATCCAGTAACAGTAAGTTTGTATTGACGGAGTTCTTCATCTTTGCAATCTGTCGCCATGTGAATAGGATTGCCAAGTCGATGCGCATCTTCTCACCTTCAGAGAAACTAGCGTATGTAAAGTCATCTCTAAATCTAGACTTAACTGATTCGTTGAATGCTTCGTCTAACTCAAAGTGAATGTAAGCATCCATTGCTTGGAGATACTTGTTGATCAACTTATTCATGATAGGAAGATACTCACGAATGATTGCTGTCTTAATACCAGTATCTTTCAAAAGAATGTTGGCGACTTCTTCAAGATTACGTTGCTCGTTTAGAGTTGTCTTGGTATGAATCTTAGTAATCGCTTCAGTGGCAAGTTCTTTTAACTTGGCTTTCTCTTCATCGATATTTGTCGTATCAGTTTTTGCGCTTTCGATTTCAATCTGCATCTCTTTAATCTGTTTGTTGAGTAAAGTGATTGTTGAGTTTCGTGTAGATAGTTCAATATTCTTATCGGTAATCTGCGATTGAATTTCAGTAATCTTAGATAATTGCGTGTTAAGTTTGGTGAGGACTGTTTCCAGTTCACCGATTTTAGAGTTGTTGTCTTCAAGTTTCTTGTTAAGGTCTTGGACAATCGCCTGTTTGTACTCTTCTGCAATGTCTTGGTTACACGATGGACATACATCATGTTCACTAAAGAACTCTGTGTTGTGCTCACAAGTTTCGATTTTCTGGAGCAATTTACTACGGATTGATTTGGCTTTGTCGATATCTTCAGTAACAGTTTCCTTGTCAGTGATGCTTGTTTTAAGAGTATTGATCTCCGAAAGGATAGATTCGATCTCGCCCTCTGCAGATTGAATTTCAGTATTGTTAGCAGTAATTTTTGTGGCGATAGTTTCGATGGCATTCGTCTTCGCTTCATTGATAGTTTTGATGAGTTGTGTCTGAGCATCAACTTTTGTTTTTGCAGTAGAGATCTCGTTTTCGACTTTGGCAATAGCATCCTTAGTTTCCTGTACCTTTTCTTTCAGCAACGAATTCATTGTAGAGAAAATACGAATGTCAAGGATGTCTTCAATAACTTCTCTTCGTTGACTTGTTGGCAACTGCATGAATGGAACAAACGATGCAGAACCAAGAATAACAACTTGTGTAAATGTCTTGTAGTTTAATTTAAGAATTTGTTGCTCAAGAATCTTTTGATAGTCTCTTGATGCAGCATCTTGGTTAATCATCTCACCATCTTGCCAGATCTCAAATACATTGGGTTTGATTCCACGAACAATCTTATACTCTTTACCATTAATGTCAAATTCAACTTCGACAGAGCAACCCTTACCATTGATAGAGTTGACCAACTGTCCTTTGTTAATGTTACGGAATGGTTTACCGAAAAGCGAAAAGCACAATGCATCTAAGATTGTGCTCTTACCTTCGCCATTCTTACCAATGATAAGAGTAGTTTGTGATTTGTTTAGTAAAACTTTGTTCGGTGAGTTACCAGTAGATAAAAAGTTCTTCCACTGTACGCTTTTAAATACAATCATCTATCCATTCCACTTCCATCCAAGGAGTAATTTCATAAAAAATTTGTGCACACGATTTGGTTTATAATTTAGAGAACCAACTTCCCATCCAGAGATAACAGTTTTCCAAGTTGGGTCTGCAAAAGTTAACCCAGTACCGCCAGCACCGCCAGCACCAACGCTAAGTACTTGTCCTGATGTACCAAGCACTTCAGTAGTCCAATAAATTTTTGGTTTACCACATTCAGTATAATCCAAGTCGAGTGGAATCTGTTCTGTCAGTGGAAAGAAATACTCGATCTCAAGTTGCTGCATCATACTACCTCGATGTTAATTGCCTCAGTGTAAAGTGTTCTCATGTACGTCTTGATTTGTTCTTTGTCAACATCAGTTTCAATACTATCAATGTAGTGGGTGAGAACAGATACTGTATCTTCGAGATTAAGTTCTTCACCAATTTCACCATCTTGAAACTCTGACATGTCTTCAATAATCTTGATCTCATGACAACCCTTATTATACAACTTCTGAATGAATTTGTCAAATTTATAAAAGTCATTCTTGTTTACAACTACTAACTTTACATACTTCTGCTCAAGTTCAAGCGCATCTAAGTCGACAGGTTCTTGGTCTTTGTCGTTGTATTCGATTCGTTCAAACATTCTATAAGGATTGCAAATGAATTCGAGTTCTCTTGTATCGAGATCAAACAAGTGGAATCCTCTGGGATCGTTATAGTCCTGCCATGTAAGTTCGTACGGATTTCCGAGATAATGAATATGCTGATCACTACTCCTATGGTGATAGTGCCCAGAAAAAACCAAATCAAACTTTTGAAAAGTTTCTTTAGCCAAGCCATCGTGTGATTCCATTCCTCTATGCATTGCAAAGCCAGCAATCTCAAGGTGTCCCATGCAGACTTCGGCTTTAGTGTTTTTAATATGATCCAATGATTCTTGATAGTTCTCTGGACAAATCCATGGCAACATACAGATGCTCGTTCCATCAATAACTATTGTTTCTGGTTTGGAGATAACATCAATGTTACCATATTCAACTAGAAGTAAATCTGGAGAGTTTACCTCATTAGTATTTTTATAATAAGTATCGTGATTACCAGCCAACATGTGCACTCTAATACCACGCTCTTCCAATTTGTCGAAGAACATTTTCTTTGCTCTGTCAAGTGCGTAGAAGTTGACATACTTCCGTCTATCAAAAGTATCACCAAGAACAAGGACAGTATCAATATTATTTGCATCAAGAGCAGGAAAGAAAGTATTGTCATAGAATTTTTCGAAGAAGTCTAGAAAAGCAATACTATCATTACGAGCACCGAAGTGTTGATCAGTAATAATGGCTACCTTCAAATGAAACCTACCTTTCTATTTGAACTGGATTTTTTGGTATTATCAGATTGTACATTGAACACCTCTGCAATAGAGTATGTATCTTTCACTTCTGGTAATTTAACTTTCAATTTCTTTGCGAGAGATTTAGCATCTGCTGCATTAAGAACATCGAATGTAACAACATCAAAACAACGACCTGGACGAACCAATGCAGAGTCAATGTCACGGACACTTGGGAGGTTAGTAGAGAAGATCATCTTCTTACCTTTGGTTGTTACAAGACCATCACCCACATTCAAGAATCGATGCATCATTGTGTTGCCGTCACTGCGAGACTTCAAGAAAGCATCGCTGTCTTCAAGAACCATAACTTCGGCATCATCCTCAATGAACTTGGCAAAGAATGCATCTTTCTCAAGAATGCCAGCATCGTATGTTACGATTGCAGAGCAGTTGCGATGAGCCAGCAGACCACGAATGAATGTAGTCTTACCAGTTCCTGGAGGTCCAATTAGTAGGAGAATGTTGGCAGAAGATTCCATGTAACGATCGTAATAATCGCTAAGGGATTCGCCATTAAGGAATGGATACATTTCTTCAACAGGCATACGATCACGATTCAATGGAACATTGACGGAGTTACCATCAGCACCATAGATCCATTCGATATAAGATGTCACAACATCAAAGTTAGACTCAACAATCTCAATCATGTCTTCTGCAAATTCAGCATCACCGAACGCACGAACAGTTGTTGAGTTGGAGTTTACATCAAACTTAATGAAGTTGTTAGTTTTTTCTTCAACAATAAATCCAGTTGAAGAATTACTTTGCACGAACAAGCAATCCTTGTAATGTTCTTCTGCCCACTTGGACCATCTTTGACGATCGCAAAGAACAGTTGTTTCACGTTGCACTGTTGATAGTTTTGCATCAACACGACGCTTCATAATTTCGACTGTGACTAAGTCTTCGAAATCAGAAACACCTAAAAATATTTTTTCATTATTATTCATAATCTCATTCAAATCAAATTGGTTATCAAACGCATCCCATGCATATTTTCTAAGAAGTTTCTTACCTTGTTTTCTTCTTCTAGCCTTTGTGTTTCTAGCCAAGGCAGGGAAAGACCTTGATACTATATTTTGGCTTGCTGCCAACTCACGAATCCACTGTCTTATGTCCTGTGTCATCTTCATCATCCAAAAAACTGTTCAATGTATTTTCCATCTTTTTCTTTGCTGCCTTTTCTTTCTTACGTCCAATGAAATCATCGAATGTATGATTCTGCTGCATGAAGTCTAAATACGCATTATGAAATTCACCTGTATCATCTTGTTCTTGTAACTCAAACATCTCAAACGGCATATCTTGAATCAACTTACCTTTAATATAACTTTGTTTCTTTTCCTTGGCAATTCTTCGCAGAAATGCATACCAGATAATCTGCGTAAAATATGCAAAAGGATTATTAGACTTGGAAGGATCAAAGTTATCAATATACTGAAGACAGTTTTCAACGCCATCAGATATCATCTCCTCACGATAAGAGTAATTAATGAAGTTTGGTTTATAAGAAAGATGGTTTGCTATCTTAAGAATGCATTCACCAATGTAATTACTTACTTGAGGTTTCGGTAAACCTTTCTCTTCAGCTTCTTTTTTCTTGGCTCGCATCTCTACGATAGCTGCTAGAAAGTCAGCGTTATTTACATATTGTGCCATACATACTCGTTCCTCATTAATTCAATTTATTCATAAGTATACATCAAACATGATAAAAAGACAAATCTTATTTTGCAAGACTAGTAGTATAAAATACATTTGTCTTTTTAATTGACTTGAGGCATAATCACTATGTTAGGGTTGATCGTGACGTATTAGTTAATCGTATCGTTTCCTTCGATGAATACTCTGTATCTCTTTTCTTCTTCTTCATCTTTTGGAGTTTTAGCTAAATCTTCTAACATAGAGATTCTTCTCTTTGCTTCTTCCTGATCTACATCATCTTCCCAGAGTAATTCTTGTTTCTGATCTTTCGATACAAAAGAAATTCTTTCATGCTCTGCAACGATGCGTTGATAGTGAGGTATGAATAGATGATGTAACTTCTTAACAAACATAATGTCTCGTTTGGAAATTACAAAAGTTCTATCATCGGAAAATTGACATAAAGGGTGTGCCGTTACGTGCTCACGACTTGCCTCTAAGATGGGAATGGTTCTAATGCACATTGGGGATTCAAGCAAGACATGTTCTTCATCCTCTTCTCTGAGGACAGCCATCACTTGCTCACCCGAAGTGAGTTTCATTACAATATAAAACTCGTTGTCATCTAACATAGATCCACCTCTATTATTTTAACTTTAAATTCTTCTTCAGCATAAATTTTATATCTTTCAGCTGCATGATTTAGAGTATGGTTTTTCCAAGACTTCCAATGCAAATCATCGGCAAGGTCAAACAGATTACATTGTGTCTTGCCATCTTTCAATCTCAATCCACGACCAATACTTTGCAAGTTACGGATCTTGCTCTTTGATGGTGATGCAAAAATGACATTCTCGAGAGACGGTATGTTGATGCCAGTGGAGAATGTCCCAAAACTAGCAATAATGATAGCATCGCTCTCACCTTCTGTAATGTGACGAATTGCTTCACGATCGGTTGTATCTGTTCCTCCGTAAACAAAGAACACTTTACGATTTTCATGCACCTTGTCCTTTATTAATTCATATAAAATCTTACCATGTTTTTCAACAAACTGAAAAAGCACTAAGGTATTACCCTCACACTTTACTGCAAGATTACGAATAAATTTATTTCGTTTTTCATTGCTTACAAGAAAGTCCATCTCTTCTTGGTAAGTCTTATTCTTTTGTGCTTTACGAATTTCTTCGTTGTACTTCAACATCACACACATTATATTTAGGGTGGTAAGTCTTCCTGAATCCATTAACGCTTTGGTTGTAGTAACCTTATGCACTGGACCAAACATACCCTCAAGAACTAAACGATGAACCTTTTTGTTATCAAGTGTTCCTGTTGTTCCAATACGATAACGAATCTTGTCCATCTTTTCCATAACTGTTGTTAAGGACTTTGCTTTGAACTGATGTGCTTCATCTCCAAAGATTACATCAAACTGAGCAAACCAAGATTTAGGTTGTAAGTATACAGACTGCCATGTTGTAATTAGAACATCTTTGGTAAACTCTTTAGTGAATCCTGCATATAACTTTTGGCATGCCCCTGCAGTATTGAAACCATTGGCAGAGGAGTAGTCCTCAAAGTCAGTATACAACTGCTCAACAAGAGATGTCGTTGGAACTATAATGATACATTTACGATCATGTGCAATATGCCAACGCATCGTGGTGTAAATTATAAATGACTTTCCTGACGCAGTGGGAGATAATAGGAGTGTCCGCTCTTTATCGAGAGCAGTCTTTACTGCTTCAATTTGATAGTCTCGGATTTCGATTGGTTTGCCACGACCATGAGGATTGAGTGACTTAGCATAGTCTTCTACAATCTGATGTGTGATATTATTTTGATGGAATACAGGAGTTACGTATTCAATGCCATACCCATTGCGAGTGGCAAACTCTTCAACATATGATACTAGACCAACGTAAAGAGTTTTTCTAACTTGATCATATAGACGAACCTTACCATCCCAGAGTCTTGCTCTGAATTGTGGTGTGAATCTTGCACCTGGATATTCATACGTAAAGAAGTCAGCAAGTTCTTGTTCAATAGAACCATCGCTAAAAACTCTAACATAAACTTCGTCTAACTTCTCAATTTTTATCATTACATACCAGCTAAGAATTTCTTCCATTCTATGGCACTTTTAATCTGCCAGTCTCTGGCTTTGATTTGGCCAAGAACGGATTCAAGAAAATATATCATTGTTTCAAGATAATCAATCTTGACTCTTAAAGTATTTAGTTCGGTGTCACCTGAGAGGAATTCATCCATCTCATTCTTCAGTGGCTTAACACCTTGCCATTGTTCCCAACCAAGATCTGTTAATTCATCACGTGAGAGTTCGCCACGATACAATCGGAATTTATTTTTCCGAAGCATGTTGTAGTCTGATTGGTATTTGGTGTGTTTAAGTTTAATGTTGACAAGTAGTTTTAAATACTTGGCATGTAACTTAGGAGTTGCTGTGGTTGTTTCACCGAGATAGTTATCATCGATCTCACAGTCTTTATCCCACTGTTCTTGCAATTGTTCAATATTCATAATATCCTCACATTTATATACTGCCATTATACCGCAGTATTACAAAAAAATCAAGTTTGTCTTACAAGAATTTATAGTATCCGT